AAGAGTATGTATGAAAACTAAACCAATTACTAACAGGCCGATTTGTGATCATAAGAAGGCTTTGCGGTATAAAGATGATAAAGGCCGCGAGAAGATAAAAGAATGTTTTAAGTGTGGGTTTAAGGAATAGCTATGAAACTATGGCAAGAGCAGGCTAAGTTCTGCGCTGATGCAGCACAACTAATAACCTATATAAACTCACAGGGGATGCTTTGTACCTTTGGGGATGCATTTAGAAGCAAAGAACAGGCTGAGGTCGACGCAAAGAATGGCGTAGGTATAAAGGATAGCCTGCATTGTGAGCGTTTGGCCTTGGACCTTAATTTGTTTAACGCTGTGGGCACCTACATGGTTGACGATAGATTCTGGAAGCCATTTGGGGAGTATTGGGAGAAGATGGACCCGCAGAATAGATGGGGTGGAAACTTTGAGCGGAAAGATGGCAACCATTTCCAGAGGGATTTGCCTAAATGATCACTATACTTGCTGAAAATAACAAAGTTGCAGGTTTTATTGTCGACGAGGGACGAGGTAATGATAAAGAATTCACTAAATTTCTCATGTCTCTTTATGGAGCAGAGATACAGAATTTGCCTGATGAGAAATGCGAACTTAATAAGCAGATAGATACGAATGGTCTAACGGTTTGGTGCTGCACTAAGCATGCGAAAAATAATTGTGAGGTTCTATGAAAAGATTAATGTTAGTGCTTTGCTTTGTGGGAACTACCCAAGCTATGCATGTGCGCCAGATGGTAGTAGGTAATATCGTCAAGCGCTGGGGCGCGTTGAATGGTGTTTCGAAGTTTATACTGCCAACGGCGAGCAAGGACCAGAAGAAGCGTATTGCGCAGATGTATTTGGAAGTAGCGCATGACGCCCACCGCTGTAACTTGGCCGATATTGGTGAGCATGCGGATAAGAAGGCCATTGCGTTACTCGAGGAAGATAATGACAAAGAAGACAAAAACAAAACCAATTGAGGCAACGCTGCACTTTGCCCACAATCATATGCTCCCTATAGAATTCAAAGATGAGAAAGAGTGTGACGAGTTCCTGGATTCTCTTTTTACGACTTCTTACGGCTATGCGGAGATAAACAAGAAGCTGTATGTTAACATGTCGAGGATAAACTATGTTACTTTTGAGGATAGATAGTGGATACCGCATATAAAGCAGCTTGCGCGCCGTTCTTTTCTGAAGAGCGTATTGCGCTGGAGGAGAAATATCTGCGCGATAAAGGCATGAGCGATGCAGAGATATTATATTATAAGCAGATTTGGGCCATTCAGCATTTTTATGATGAGTATTTAAAGCGGGGCGGCACTAAAGAAATGGCAAGATCAAGGATGCATGCGGATGCTAAGCATTTGTGGTTGGTTTTTAAGATGCTGCCTGATTTTGACCAGCCGAAACCTGATTTGGGGTATTGATGGAAATAGTAACGCTTGATAAATTCATCCCCCGACCTTATCAATTGCCAATCTGCGATGCGGTAGAGAATAAAGGATATAGAAAAATACTATACGTCCTGCCGAGGCGAGCCGGTAAAGATATGGTGGCATGGAACTTGATGATACGAGCAGCGTTGCAGAAAGTAGGAATCTATTTCTATTGCCTGCCCACTTTTAAACAGGCGAGAATGGTAATAATGGATTCGATTACCAATGACGGCCAACGGTTTATTGATTATATCCCTAAAGAGATTATAGCCTCTATTAATCAGCAGGAGATGAAAATACGCCTGCGTAACGGAAGCATAATACAGCTCACGGGCAGTGATAGTTATGATACCTCTCTTGTGGGCTCCAACGCTCGTATGATAGTTTTTAGTGAGTATGGAACATCGGATAGTCGAGCGTATACATTGGCTGCTCGGCCTATATTGAACGCCAATGATGGCGTAGTTGTAATACTAGGAACGCCACGAGGAAAAAATCATTTCTATGAGTTATTTAAAATAGCTCAAAATTCCCCCGATTGGTTCTGCTACTTCCAAACGCTTAACGAGACTAAGCATATAGACACCGAAGAGATTCAGCGTGAAATAAAATCAGGGGAAATATCTGAAGATCTTGCGCTTCAAGAATACTATTGCAGTTGGGAACTAGGAGTAGAAGGGGCTTATTACGCTAAGTACATAGATAAGATGCGATTGGAAGGTCGAATAACGCACATAGCTTGGGAGCCGCAGTATAAAGTGCACACGGCGTGGGATATAGGCTGGAATGACTCGACCTGTATTATCTTTTACCAAGTTAAGGGTACTAATATCCATATTATAGATTTCTATGAATCGAACTTTAAGCCCATTGAGCATTATTGCAAAGTATTAAGTGAGAAGCCATATCTTTATGGTAAGCACTTTGTCGGTCATGACATAATGGTGCATGAACAGGGTTCCGGGCTGACGCGATATGACATGTATAAGAACTTGGGCGTTAAGTTTGAGCTCAAGGACGGCAAGTCCGCCACACCTAACGTGAGTATTGAGGATGGCATTGAGCGCGTGAGGGCTATGTTTGCCCGTTTATGGATAGATGAGAAGCGGTGTGCACAGCTGATAAAATGCCTCGAGAATTACCACCAGGAGTACGATAATAAGCGCAAGGTTTATAAGGGTATTCCACTGCACGATTGGTCAAGCCACGCGGCAGATTCCGCACGCTATATGGCACTTACCGTAGACCGTGTGAAAGAGGGAACGACCAAAGAAGAATGGAACAAGCATTATCAAGACGCTTATTATAATGACCAGAGTCATATGCCCCCCGTATTTCGCACGGACCTGCCGAAGTCATGATATGCTATAAATAACCAATAAGGCGTGCCTGAAGTTTTTTCTTATCTCTTGAGAATATATTTTAATTGGCAGGCCTTATTGGCATATTAGTGCTATAATAAACTCGTAACACTTACCAAATCCCTGAGTGTTATATTACTTCTAATAGAGCCCGTCTAGCGCGGGCTTTATTAGTTTGATAGAATATGATCGCTTCTTGAGTATCCTTTTGAAGTGTTTAATCTAAGACAGCAATAAGGCTCATTCCTAGTGGGCCTTATTGTTTATACGGGAGTTAAAATGAAGCCGACGCGCGCTGAATTAGATGAGATGGTAAGGCACATGTTCAACTGTGCTGGAGATTTATTAGCCTTGGCTGAGCAATCTCTTGCCCGCGTTGATAAGACCTGCTATGCCAAAGAAACCAAGCAAGACATTAAAGTGCACTTATCCCAGGACATTGTGCGATTGTTGGAGCTCATACGGCCCGCTAACGCCTATATGCAAGAACAGATGCCCGAGCATGCTGAGAAGATAGAGCGCTGGAAGATATTGGATGAGAAGATAATACCTGCTGAAATTGCTAAGCAGATGGGGAAACAATGATACCGCCTAACTGGCGAGGATCAAATTTCTCATTCCAGCATAATATGTGTATCATGCTTTGCTCGTTCTTATGCGTAACTATAATTATTTTTGTTATGATACTCATTGATAAATATTTAATTTCCCCCTGACTCAAAGACGCGCTACCCTGCACTTAACAGCTTATAGTTTATAGTGAAGGAGATGCATGATCTTTCCCCAATTGGCGCCCCAGTATTATGACGAGAAGGGACGCGACATATTAACGCGTATGACTTCGGTGTATAGCGAGAACATAACCATTAACCAGTCTTTCTGGTCCGAGGCTGATACCGATCATCGGTTTGAGGCGGGTGACCAGACGGTATGGAATGACCTGTATGGCAACTTGCCGGTCACCAGACGCCAGCAGTTTAACTTCAACCGTATTCGCCGCGTGGTGAATATGATAGAAGGTCACCAGCGTAGGAACAGAAAGTCCACTATCGTGACGGGGATAGAGAATGCTGACAATGAAACGGCTGATCAGTTCACTAAAGTACTTATGCATATCAATGAGCGTGCAAATACTTATTCTATTCTTTCTGATTCTTTTCGCGGATCTCTCATCTGCGGGATGAACTTGATGCAGGTCTGGATGGACTATCGTGAAGACCCTGTTTCTGGAACTATTAAAGTTGACAACTGTTCGTATAACACGTTCTTGATAGACCCGTACTTTAAGAAGGCTGATCTCTCTGACTGCAATAACGTATGGACCAGGAAGTTCTTAACCCGACAGGAATGTATTTCATACTTCCCAGATTCTGCAGCTATCATTGCAGATTTGGTTGGCGGAACGAATGGAACGGGCCGTGATGGCAAGTTTCAGTTTGCTCCTGAGTCATACAACTACGGCAACAAAGACCTTTTAACCTACGATGAATTTTATTACCGTGACTATCGCAAACAGAAGATGATGGTAGATGCGCAGACGGGCGAGACGATGGAATGGACAGCGAATAACGATGAAGGGCTTAAAGAGTTCTTACGCCGCTATCCGCAAGTAACGATGGTAGAGCAGGAGATACCAACGGTACGACTAGCCATTGTGATTGAAGGCAAGGTGATGTATGACGGCCCGCAGCCAAGTGGCATAGATGTTTACCCCTTTGTGCCGGTTTTTGCTTATTATCGCCCTGAGATACCATATTTCCCATGGCGAGTGCAAGGCGTCGTGCGTGGCTTGCGTGATGCGCAGTATTTATACAATCGCCGGAAGATTATTGAGCTTGATATCCTTGAAAGCCAAGTTAACTCTGGCTGGATAGTGAAGGAAAACGCGCTGGTTGACCCGAAATCCCTATTCCTTTCTGGACAGGGTCGGCCAGTCGTGTTGAAGGAAGAAGCGCAGATGACTGATGTGCAACAGATAGTAGCGCCACAGGTCCCGCCATCGATGATAGAGCTATCGCGTATTCTTGCTGAAGAGATTACCCAGATATCGGGCGTTAATGAAGAACTTTTAGGATCAGCTGTTGATGATAAGGCTGGTATACTTTCCATGCTTCGCCAAGGTGCTGGCTTAACTACGTTACAGACTTTGTTTGACAACTTAGACATAGCCCAGAAGCACCTTGGTCAGATTATGATAGACATGGTGCAGCGCAACTACACGCCTGGTAAGATTAAGAAGATCTTGGAGGGGGACGAGCCAAGGCCGCAGTTCTATAACAAAGCGTTTGGGAAATACAATGCCGTTGTGGAAGAAGGATTTAACACATCGACCCAGAAGCAGATGGAGTTTGCCCAGTTATTACAGCTTCGTGAGATTGGCGTGCCAATTCCTGATGATGTATTACTTGAGAGTGCTACGCTCCAGAACAAGAAGAAGCTTATCGAGGCCGTCACGCGCAATGCGCAGCAGCAACAGCAGATGGCGCAAGCACAACAACAGGCATCGATGCAAGAAGCGCAAGCAAGAACCGAGTTGGCGCAAGCGCGAGCAATTGCAGATCGTGGCCTTGGCTTAGAGCGGGTATCACGCGTAGAAGAGAACCATGCGTTATCTATTGAGCGTAAGGCTGCTGCCGAGAAGGACAAAGATATTGCCTTCTTGAACTTGGTTAAAGCGCTTAAAGAGATTGATGATATGGACCTCGGTCACTTGGAGAGATTGCTACAGCTTTCGCAGAACGTTAAAGCTCAAGAGGCGGCTGCTCAGGAAGTACAGGAACAAAGGGAAGTAGCGCGAAGACAACCCGAACAACCTTTGCAACAAGCGGGCAACATGGTAGCGTAACAATACCACTACAGAATTG